GTGGCGCACGCGCCCAGGGCCAGACACGCGAGCGCAACGCCCGCGATAAGCAAACGCTTCATGGTGGATCTCCTTGTGGAGAGTGCCGAGGGACCGCCCCGGCGCGGTTAGAAGCATCCGCGAGAGTTGCGGATAACCGAGAGGCCTTCGGTTGCCGCCACGGGCCATGCGCGGTGGCAAAGCCCGCTCAGGCCGGGTACTTGGCCCAAGGCAGTTCCCAGTGCGGCCCGTCCTTGAATTTCCAATCACCCCCCCAGGTGATCGGGACGCCCACATCCTTCGCAGCTTCCTTCACGGCGGCGGCGAGGCGGTGATAGAGCGGCCAATCCCAAGAGACCTTTCCGCCGATGACGGGCGCCAGGTCTACGGCATGGCCGGTCAGGTGGCGGCTGTTCATCGTCTTGGTGGCGCCCTTCGCGAACAGCTCCTTTTGCCGCTCCGCAGTCCGCAGGCCTTCCAAGACGGTGAAGTCGATGGGCGTGATCTGGATGGCGCGCTTGACGACCTTCTGAAGGTCTGGATGCACGTGTTGAAGCCGCGCGAGCGAGGTCGCGCCGAGGACGTAGGTCATCGGGTTCCTTTCGGGAGGTCAGGCGGCGGCGCGGCCGGTCGCGTGCTTGGCGCGCTTCCAGTTCAGGTATTCCGCCGCCTCTTCGAGCGAGAAGAAGGGCCGGATGTAGCGCACCGGATCATGGGCGAAGGCCGGGTCGATCACCGCAGCCATGGATCGCGCCCAGTTGCCGTCCTGGAAGCCCTTCTCCTTGGCATATTTGTCGAAGTCCTTGTAGGTACCGACGCGGAAGCCGTGGCAGAGGCGGCGCGGGTCGTTGTGCCAGACCGGGATGTAACCCGACGTGTGACGGTGGCCGCAGGCCATGATGTGGTCGCGGTGGCCGAACAGGGTCTCACGGACCATCGCGTGAGCCGGGTTGAACTGCGAGCCGCCGGGGAAGTCGTGGCGGACGTGCATCCGCACCTGAGCGCCGGTCGGGAGATTGAGCTGAACGCGCGCGCCGGAACCCTCAAGGGCGCCGATGCTTCCGCCCAGCCGGTGGATGTAGTCGGCGACGTCGCCCTTCTCGCCGTTCCATTCGTCGTGGTTGCCCTTGATCCGAAGCAGCCAGGGGATCGAGGTCATGAGCCATTCGATCAGCTTGAGCGACTGCTTCGACGTGACCTCTTGGTTGGCGTAGAGCTTCATGAGCCGGCCGACCCAGTTGTTGGAGTCGTCGCCGACGTCGACGGCGAAGAGGCCCGCCGTGTCGCGGCAGAGGCGAACGTCGCGCTCAAGGTCTCCCCAGGCGCATCCGGGGTCGTCAACGTGAGGGTCGCCGAAGAACGCCACCCCAACCGGGCCGTCGATATGGACATGGATGTTCCGCAGCTTGGCCGCATCTTCGACCGCCTTGCGCTTGGCGTGGCGCGCGGTCAGGATCGCGATAAGCTCCTCGGCGTCGGGCTCGCCATCGTCAGGCAAGTCCTCGACCGTGAACTGGACCTGGGGGCGCTTCTGAACGAAAAGCCCCTCGTCGGGCTTTAGCCCGTATCGCAGCTCCGCTTGATGGATGCTGTGGCGGAAAGACTGAGACGTCACCCCCGCCCGCTTGGCCCCCTCCGAGATCGCACTAGGGCTCGCCCCAACCGCGCGCATGGGGAAGCCCTCCGAAAGGCACTCCTCGACAATCTCGATGCGCTGTTGCGCCTCTTCCCGCGACATGGGCTGGGCGCCGCCTTTTCGAAGCGTCATGCTTTGGTCTCCGGTTCTGTCGTGGACCGCTGTCGGGCGATGTTGAAGGCCATCGCCGCGCCGTAGATGGCCAGGCCAAGGGACACGCCCGCGACCAGCCAGTCAGGGACCTCGCCCTTGAGCATCCACCAGACGCCGGCCGGGACCATCGGCAGCAAGGCCGCGTCGATCGCGTACCGGATGAAGGCGGGCGCCTCTGGCCAGCCCCGGCCATGGTCCCCGAGAAGCCGCGCCCTGACGTGAAAGGCGAAGGCCGCGATAAGCAGCCCCGCCCCCCCGAGGAACGAGACTACCGTCACGGCGCGACCTCCTCGACCTTCTTGCCCAAGATCCGCTCCAACTTGGTCAGGAGCGGCGGGCCAAGGTGGATGATCAGGACGGCCATCGTGACGGCGGCGACCGCATCGGAGACGTTCGGGTTGACCCCGACGAACTTCTCGATCACGCCGTTGATGAACGCCGCCGCCCAGCCGGACGCGCCAATCCCGATCCCGCCGCCAAGGGCAGACGAGACGATGGCGTTGCCCAGGGCCAGCATCTTGCGCTGGCGCGTCGGCGGCGGCTCGGAGAACCACACCGCAAGGAGCCTCGGGAGGCCCCATAGCAAAACGAACCCAGCAGCCATCAGGCCACCGAGAAGGCGGGTCTTGTCCATAGGGACTCCAGATTGTCAGGAGGACGGGCGCCAGGGGTGTTGAGGGCTAGGTCAACACCCCATCCGTTGATGGGAGGGTGTGGGGGTTACGATGTCTTGGTCAGGTCGCTTTGCAGTTTCCAAACCGATGCGTCAGCAATGACCGGCCCAGCCACACCCAGCGTTCCAACAGCCGCGTTGGTATTGTAGCAGCGATTTCCCTGGGCCTTCAGAATGCCCGTGGAGCTGACATCTACCAGGACTTCGTCGCTCTTGGGGTTGAGCGTTGGCGTACCCGAAACGATCACCCAGTCATTGACTGTGCCAAGGCGCACGTTGCCTGTAGAGCGCAGGTTTACGACCGAAGCCCCTTGCGCCCGAACCACCCCCAGGTTCACGCCGCTCAACACGCTGTTTCGAACCAAGACATCGCAACTGACTTGAGCGTTGACGCCCGTCGGGCACTCCACTCGCATCCCATCAAAGACTATCTCTGGCACATTAGTAAAGAGCGCTGTGGAAACGACCGTGACGGCATGGTCGGCCTTTATGGCGCCATCCTTCAAGACGATCAGATCGCCAACTCCTGCGGTCGAGGTGCCATACTGCGTATTAAGGCGCACGGCTCGAAGCGATGCGTTGCAAGAGATTTGCGGATTGATATGCAGCGTATCAAAAGAGCCGTCGATGCGCGCGGCCCAGATGCCCCCGCCCGAGCCGTAGTTGGCATCGGCGAGGACCATTTTAAGATGAAGCTGCTTAGCGCGGCAGAAGTTGGAGTGCCAGAATACAGAGCCGAGAGAATTGTCAGTGGCGTCGACTGCTGTCCGCGCCTCTTGAATTTCAAGGCAAAGCCGCTCCAGTACGAGAAACGCGCCGGAAGCGTTTTGCTTGGTGTATGCCGGCGGGCGCTTTGCCCTGATGGTTATGTCATTGACTTCGACGGTGCCCATGAGAGCAGTCGCGCCTGATGCGACATCGTTGTTCTGGGTCAGGCAAACGCCAGCAAACTGGGTCTGTCCATGCACGCCGGACATCCTGATATCGTCTAGGGCGTAACCAGCGGCGTTGCCGTAAAAAACCAACGCGCCCTGCCCGCCATCCGTGCTGCCCCGGCTGAAGATATTGCCGCCACGCACCCCAACAATAGGGCCAAAGCTGGTGGCGTTGTTGAGAAACGCAGTCGCTTCCAGAGGTTGAAAGCTGAGTAGGTCGTCACCGACAAGACCGTCAACCCCAACGATTTCACCCCGGAAGGCCGGGCCATACACCTTGACGCCATCCGAGCGGGTTTCAGGAAATAGCGCCCTGATCCGATAGTCCGCGACGGCGCTGACGCACAGTCCGTATTTGAAGGCTTTCTTGGCGACGATATCGACATCAAGATGATCGACACCAACAAGGACGACGGCGTGACTATCGACCGACGCAGTTCCATCATTGTTGTTGGGCCAGTCGTAGTCGACCTTGGCCTTCACCACCATGTTCTGATCCGCCAGCACCATTGTAATCGTGCCAGTCGGTGAGGTTGTTGGCGTCAGCTCCAGCCGCACAACGAAGGTATCCGCTGTAGGGACATCGACGATGCGGAACACGCCAAGGTACTGTGGCTGGTTAGCGCCTCTTAGCCAGACCGCTTGCCCCTCCGCGAGACCGTGCGCCACCTTAGTGACGGTAGCCTCTCGACCGGCCGACCATGCAAGTGTGACCGCTTCGGGGTTGGCAAGATACGCTGAGTTGACCACGAGTGGCTTTACGGTCCCCGCCGCCAGCTTCAGCTCAACATCGCCAGTATCGAACGACCCGGAGATTACAAGGCTGTCGTTGATATAGGCGACGCCACTGCCGCCAAGCATCGCGGAAGCGCCAGAGTTAAGCATTGCCTGGATGCGCGTGGTATTAGCCGCCGCCGCAGCTTCACTGCCGAGAGTGGGGTAAATGATATTGAGGGCGCTCATTGGACAACCGCTCCATACAAACGACCGCCCTCGAAGTCGAAGACCGGATTGCCCTCAAAGTCAGAGAGCCACGCGAAGCCAGCAGGAGCCCCACCACCCTTAGAGAGGGCGGCAAGGCCCATTCCCATGCCTAGAGAGAGGGCCATGGTTAGGCGTCCTTCAGGGCGAGCTTTTCGCCAACTTCGGTGGCGGCAATGTCCAGTGTGCCCCCGGCGGCTTCGGCCCAACCGGTATTAGGCCCGGCCTCCGGGTTCGGGCCGGTCTTGGCGAAGACGTTGCTGTCCAGCGGCTTAATTCGCCACATCGCGCCGTTGTCGATGTGAGCCTGGGTGATAACGATGTCCGACTGCACCGAGGAGCTGGAGGTCGTGACCGTGTCGGCAACGGCCTCAGTCGAGAGGTAGACCGGAAGCTGGGCGCCTCCGACCGTGCGGGCTTTGGAGTACGCAAGGGTGACGTGGACGGTGCCCATGGGGCGGCTCCTTCAGGACATGAAAAAGCCCGGGCCGTTGGGCTCCGGGCGGGCGTTGGGTGGGTCGTGGGGACGGCTAGGCCGTGACGGTGGCGATCTGTTCTTCGCTCAAGTCCAGCGCGTCGAGGAAGGCCAGAAGGCCGTCGTCATCGGCGAACACGTTGGGCCAATCCGGCGAGAACCAGCGCCCCCAGGCGACGGCATTGGCGTCCAGGGCGGTCTTTGCCTCATCGGCCTTGCCAAGGGCCACCAGGCGCGCCCAGACGGTGCTCTTGGGGATGGTGCGGCGCGTGGCGCGGGAAGCCTCGAAAGCGGCCTCCTCTTCGGTGGTCATTTCGACCAGCTCGCCGTTAACGTAGTGCATCAGGGCCATGGCGATCAGTCCTCGATCCAAAGTTCGAACGTGCCGGCGTCGATCGACCCGGCCGCGAATTGCGCGCGAATGGCCGAAAGCGCCGCGCTGTTGGGGATCACCTGCACCGCGCCGGCCTGGGCCGCGCTGAACGCCCCACCGACCGCGACCCAGTTGGGCGATACGTAGTGATGCACGAGGACCTTGCCCGACACCGTCGCCGCCGCCGCAACGCTATCGCTCGGCAGGTAAGGGCCGACATAGCTTGAGCCATCGTTGCTGAAGCTGACGCCCAGCGTCGTGTTGGAGCCGTTGTTGTGGCTGGCGCCCTTGATCTCCAGCGCCAGGTTGCGGGCGGTCTGCGGCAGGCCGGTGAAGGCCACCGAAGCGACCGGCGAGGCGACGGCTGTGGTCGACCACAGCCGCCAGTTGCCGCTCTTGATCGGCACGTAGTGATAGCTGGTCCCGTCGCTCTGAACGATCACCACGTCGCCCGGGTGGAAGCGGTACGTGACGCCAAGGCCATCGACACCGCCCGCAAGGGTCAACACAGCCGTGGTCGAATTGCGGATCACGGAATAGAAGTTGGCGCCCAGCGCAGCCGCCGAGGCGAAGGTGATAAGACCCGTTCCGCTGGTGTAGTCGATCAGCTTGCCCACATCGAACGCCGTAAGCCCGCCCGAAACCGCCCGCGCCTCATAAGGCATGGTCGGCGTCCCGGTATTGCCCACCGCCGAGTAGCCAACCGCCGTCAGGGCGTCGTCGGTGAACCCACCCGAAGATCCGGCGACGAATGACACGGTGAACTGGCGATAGCCGGTCGGCGAGGTGATGCCGGTGACGGCAAAGATCGCGTACTTGCCGCTTACGCCCTGACGGAAGAACAGATAGCTCTTGATCGTGCTGGTGCTCGAAGCGGCGCCGGCCAGCCAGCCGGTCAGGTCGTTGCCCGCGTTGTCCGAGAGGTCGATTGCGATGCTCGTCACAAATGCGAGCGTCGGGTTGTTGAACAGGATCTTTCCGGCGCCAGGGTCGGCGATGGTCGTCGGGTTGTCGAACGTCATCAGCACCGGCGCGGCGACCGAGGCGGCCTCCAGGGCGTTGGCGTATGCGTTCTGCGCCAGGGCGTCCATTTCGTCGCCGAACGTCTCCTGGGCCGCCGCAAAGGCTTCGGCGCGGACGGCGAAGTTGGGACGGTCGGATTGGCTCGGAGCGGTCGGAAGTGGCGTGTGCGGGGTCGGTGCGGTGGCCATTACATGCCCTCAATGGTTCCCGAGACGATCAAGTTCTCGGGATGGGTCAGGTTGACTTTCAGGTCGGTGTAGATGCCGAAGACCGTCACGGCGGGGTAATAGCCGTCTTCGTCATCCTCGATGCCCTCCCAGAAGGCGGGGACGGCGTTCAGGTCTTCGATGACGTTGAGAATTGCCTGGGTCTGGGCCTTCTCGGCCGACGCCGTGAAAGACGCGCGCGGCACGGATCGCTTGCGGACCAACGTCAGGTTTCCGTCTTCGTCTCGCGTGACCTTGGAGTAATTCACAGCGCCCCGCTCGGGGTTGTACTGCGTCTTTCCGATCTCGACGGCGCGGCCCATGACGATCCGGCCGGTGTTGATGGCCGAAGTGCTGGTCAGGGTGATTTCGTAGGTGGCCGACGTGTAGCCAGGCAGGCCGAAAAAGCCGTTGATGTCGCGATAGCGGAACTCGCCGAAGTACCAGTCATCCCAGTTGTTCACGACGCGGTTCAAAAGGTCCGAGGTCAGGGTCTGGACCGTGACGCCGCCAACCTTGATCAGCACCTCGATCGCTTCGGCCTCAATCCCCGCGAACCCGATGAAATCCACCCGATCGGCAGGGACAATGGTCATGGTCAGGGGCGATGTCCCGACCGATCCGAGGTTCCGGTCGAGGTCGAAGGCGGCGAACTTGTTGGTCGGCCCGATGTCCAGCCAGCGCGTGCCGTCGTCGGTCGCCGGGTCGTAGTTGATGTTCAGGAGGGAGGAGCCGGTGTGGACGCCGGTTGGCGTGCCCGTCAGGTCGATCGCCACACCGCCGTTGGTCGCGGAGACCTTGAAGGAGTTGGCCGCGATGTCCCGAACGAAGTAGGTCGTGCCCGCCGTGATCCCGCTGGGCAAGCCGCCCGTGGTCGAGAACTTGACCCGCTGCCACTGGATGAGGCCGTGAGCGGTCCAGTTGACCACATCGGTGGCGGTGTCGAACGTCACCGTCGCCACCGCGCCCATCAGGTTCTGATACTTCCGGTGGGAAGTGGTCGAGATCACCTCATCGTCTAGGGCGTAGGCGGCCGAATTGGACCAGGCGGTTTCGCCGCTCCCCGGTTCAGAGAGCGACGAGGCCGTGACCATCGCCGCCGTGATCGTCATGGGCTTGCCGACGCGCATTATGCGGCCTCCGAGGTCGTGATCAGGGCCTCACCGCCTTGCGACACGCGGTCGATGTTGCGGGCCATCTGGGCGATGTCCCTGGCCATGCTCGCCATGCTGCGGTTGAGTTGGGCGACCTCCTCGCGAAGGGCCGGGTCGCCCCCACCGCCGGCCGGCGTCACGCTCACCTTTTCGCCGTAGTTCACGCGCGCGACCGGGACGTTGTTCAGCGAGAGGAGGTTCTGGTCGAGGCCGGTGTTGCCGCCGACCATGAACTCGCCGCCGTTGGCCATGGCCGGGAGGCCCGACCAGTCGGTGCGAAGGGTCGGCATGACCGGACCAGCGGCGGCGAGCTGTTGGTCAATGGCCGCTCGCAGCCAGCCCCCCACCGTCGAGGCGCTGGCGATTGCGGAAACCGCCGACGACGCGGCGATGGCCGCCGCCTCGCTCGCCCGGCGCTGAACGATCAACTGGTCCGCCTGATAGCGGGCCGAGCCCTCGCCATAGATCGACTTCGACGCCTCAAGGAAGGCCTGGCCAGACGTGATGACGCCCTGCCCGCCCGACGTGAACAGGCTGTTGCGCGCCGCAAGGTAGCTCGCCGACGACGCCCTTCCGCCGACGGAAAGGCCGATCGAGTCCGCGAAGTCCTTCAGGCTCGTCGAGAGCGCGTTGAACTGGTCCGCAGCCTCTTGGCCGTAGTTGACCACGCCGACCAAGGAAGACGCCAGGTCGTTTGCCGCGCCCGTCGCCTGCGCCATCTGGGCTTGGGCTTGGGTTTCGACCGTGCCCAAAAACGAGAGATAGCCTTCAGTGGCGCGGCCGGCGGCCTCGTTAGCGGCGTCCTGGGAGGCCTTCTGTTTGGCGAGCGCATCCACCTCGTCCTCGCGCGCCCAGATGATCGTCTGCAGCGCCTTGCCGGTAGCATCCAGCTTGGCCAGCTCGTCGGCCCGGGCCGCGTCGCGAGCGCTCGTCGTGCCGAGCACCGCATCGTCCATAGCGTTGAGCTGGCGCATCAGCCCGATGTTGGCTTCCTGATAGCCCCTCGCCGCCTCGGCCTGCTTGGCCATAGCTTGGCCTTCGTCAAGCCGCGCCCAGTAGATCCGCTTGAGCTCCTGCGAGGTCGCGTCAAGCGCCGCCAACTCGATCTGGCGAGCCGCGAGCACGGCGCTGTTGCCGCCCGTGACCGCATCGTCCAGGGCCATGAGGTCGAGGCCGATCTTCTGCTGGTCCTGCTGCGCCTTGGCCGCTTCGGCCGCCCACCGAGCCTGTTCTTCGGCGGCCTTGGCGGTGGCGGTGGCGACTTCCTCAAGAGCCCACAGCCGTTCTTGCAAGTCGACGGCGGCCTGCGAGATGGCCGATAGGCGGGCGCGCTCCTTATCGCGCTCCATGTTCGTCGCCTGCAAGGCGATAGTGGCGGCTTCTGCCTCCTTGCCGCTGGCGCGCAAGGCCTCAGCTTGGGCGCGCAGATATGCGACATTGAGGCCGAACTCGGTATCCACAATGGTCTGCTGGCGCTGCGCCTCTTCGGCCGCGCGTTGGGCAGCTTCTTGGGCGCGCTGTTGCTTCTTGGCCTTCGAGGATCCGAACAGGCTGCTGACCAGACCCAGACCGCCACCGATGACCGCGCCGACCGGCCCGCCAAGTTGGAAGCCAGTCAGAGCACCCGACGCCGTGGCGCTGATAGCCGAACCAGTGGACCCGCCGACGATGTTGCCGACACCTTGAGCCAGGGCCGCCGCCGCTTGGAACTTCGTCGCCGAGTCCGCGCCCTGCTTGAAGGCGTTCTGGACCTGGACAAGCACGCGGGCGAGGCTGGCGAACGCGCTCGTCCAGTCGTTGCGGTTGATCGCGTCGGCGATGTCTTCGATGTCGAAGCGCAGCCCGCGCGCTTGGCCAGAGGCGTCCTCAAGCACCGTTGCCAGGTTCTCAAGGTCACTCGGGATCCGCACATTGCCCAGAGAGCGGTCGAGGTTCTGAGTGGCGTCGTTGAGCGCCTTGACGCGCGCCTCGCTCGCTTGGACAACCTCGGCCATGTACGGCCAGACCTCCTCGCTGGCCTTAATGAGCGCGTCTTCGTTGAACGCGGCGGCGCGGCGGTAGTCTTCGGTCGCCACGGTAGCGGTGCGGATTGCCGTCGTGGAGCGGTTGACCGACTCCGTCTGTTTGCCGAATGCCAGGTCTGGCGCTTGGCCCTGCTGAACAACGCGACGGCGAGCCTCCTCGGCCGCCTTCGTTGCCTCCTCAAGGTTCTTGGCGGCCTTCTTGTAGAGTTCGGTTTCCTTGTTGATCGCGCCGCCAGCCGAGATGGTGGAGAAGCCACCAACGCCAGTCGAGAAGCCAGAGCGGGCGCCAGGACGGTTGAGCCGGTCAAACTCCTCTTGTGCCTTGCGAAGGTTCTCACCGGCCTTCAGCGCAGCCTCGTTCGTCTGGTTGAGCGCGGCCGCACGTTGAAGGCGGATTTGCTCGGCGAGCGAGGTGTTCGTCTTGCGGATCCACTCGTCAAAGTTCCGCTGGCCCTCGGCCGCCAGGTCGGCGCTGGCCTTGGCCTGCGAAAGCAGCGGCGAGATTTGACCGAGCGCCTTATCTTGCTCCTGGAGGCGCTTGGTGGTGTCCTCGATCGCCTTGGCCTGCTTCTGGTAGGCGTCATAGACGACCCAGGCCGCCGCGCCGATAGCGGTAAGGCCGGCGATCCACGGGGCGAACGTCACCAGGAGTCCGCGCGCGGCGAGCGCCGTTTCGGCGATGATGGCCTTGAGGCCCACCCCTTGCGTCTTGGCCATCGCTAGGGCGTCGGCAACCTGCGGGCCCTGCTGAATGAGGATCAAGAGCGGGCTTTGGCCGCCGGCAAGCTGGACGCCAATGTCCGTGAACTGCCGACCGAGGTTCAGCGTCGCTTGGTTCAGCGCCGCCGTGTTCTTGATCGCCGTGCCGTGAAGGCTGTTCAGGCGGTCTTGCGTGCGGGCGACGGCGGCCTGTTCGTCGGCGAGATGGCTGAACACGCCCATCGCGCGTTGCGCCTCTTCGGCGACAGCCTTCTCGGCGGCAGAGAGCTTGCGCGATGATCCGGCGAGGTCGTTGGCGGCGACCTCGGCCTTGCCGGCGGCGCTGGTGAGTTGGTCAAGAGCGACGGCGGCCTTGGCCGGATCAGTGGCGTCAACCTTGAGGCCAAGCGGCGCGATGAACTCTTCCATCTTGGCCTCCTTCAGGTCTTCTTGGGGGACATGGCCGCGACGAAAGCCGCGTCGAGCGCCAGGATGGCCCGCCGCTCCCATGGATGCAGGCAAACGCCCTCGTCGCGCTCCCAGGCCTGGATCTCAGTGCGAGGGATGCGGCAAAGGCTCATGCCATTAGACGGCCGGGTTGCGGAGAGATCGCAGAACCAGCGCCAGACGTGCGCGACATGCTGGGATAGCGGCGGGGGATTGGCGAGGCGCCAGGCGGACTCGATACCGCCCTGCCTGGCGTCGCTTTCTAGGTGGACGCGAAGAGGCGTCCCGTCGTCGGCCAGGGCGGCAAGGGCGAACTGCTCCTTGCCGTACTCGATCAGGCCTCCGATGAGGCCTTCATAAAATTTCCAAGGTCGTTGCTGGCGTCCAGAACCTGCTTGGAAATGTCAGGGTGGCGGCTGACCAGCTTGTGGGCGCCCTCAGGGGTGAACGGCGTCTTGAGGTTCCAGCCGACGACGCGAACGGCCGCCAAGCGATGCCCGAACGCGATGTCGTCCTCGACCGTCACCACCGGAGTCGCGCCGACGCCGATGCGGGAGGCCATAGCTTCGGCCTGCGCCTGCTGCTTCCGGCGCCCGTTCACCAGCTTGTTGATCTCGGCTTGAACCTTCTCGCACTCAGAGCCGAGGACCTTCAGGACCAGCCCGTCCTCGGAGCCGTTGCGCTTCAGCACCTTCAGTTCGAAAGGCGTGTCGCTGGCGGCGACGGCGTCATAGTAGTCGAGATCGCGGTCAAGAAGTTCGGTCATGTCGTTGTCCTTGAAAAGGACGCCCGGGCGCGACCACGGGCGTTGAAGTTTGCAGAGGGAGGGGATTGCCGCGATGAACTGCCCTCGCGGCCAAGGCTACCGGCTAGGCCGGATGGTCGGCCGCTTAGGCGGCGGCGCTGTCCTGATAGGCGAAGATCGTCTGTTCCGACGACGTACCCGAGCCGCCCGCGCTGTTGTATTGCGCCTCGAAGGGGTAGGTGCGGACGATCGCCGTCTCACCGTCGTTGGCGCTGTCGTTGGTCAGCTTGAGGGTCGGGATGACCAGCACGATGAAGTTGGCGTCGGCCGAGCCGTCTTCGGTGATGACCAGGATCAGCGAAGTGGTCGTGCGGTTGTCGTAGATGGTCTGCAGGGTCGTGCCGTCGAACTTGGCCGAGAACTGGCCAGAGACCGACACCCGGCCGCGCTGGAGGTCATCCACGATGTTGGAGCCCACGACCGCATCCGAATGGGTCGTGTTGCCGTTGACGGTGATCTGGGCGGCCGTGACGTTGGCCACCGGAGCGCCATCGACCATCACCACGCCGTTGACGGCGGCGAGCGGGTCGGTCGTGGTTTCGGCGGCCGGCGAGGTCAGGACTTGCGAGCTGCCGAGCGTGCGCTGGCGGCCCGGCGCGTCGAGCTGGATGGTCGCGTTGCCCGTGGCCGGGAGGTCGAACGAAGCCTGGGCGATCTGACAGTCGGTGAAGGTCTCCGACTTGGTGAGGTCCGAATAGTACTCTTCGAACGTGTAGTAGTCGGTCGTGTGGCCGGTGGCCGGGACGTAGGACTTCTTGCCCGGCGCGGTGATCGTCGCCGATGCGATCGGGCCCTCGGCCGTCAGAGCGGTGCCGTTGACCACCTTGACCGTCAGGACCGTGCCCGTCATCGAGACGATGAGCAGGTTCTTGTCCTTGGTCCCCGCCGTGAACGTGCCCGCCGTGATGCGGACCACGTTGCCGACCTTCAGCCCATCGGTGATGAACGAGCCCGACGCGCGGGTGATCGTGTAGTTGGAGCCCGACGTGGCGATCGTCAGGGACAGGCCGGTCAGGGCCGTGACGCTGGTCAGATCCTTGCGGAGCAGCGAGGCGACAAGGGCCGCATAGGTGCCCGGCGACAGGATGCCGTTGATCTGGCCCGCCGGCTTGACGACGCCGTGGGTCACGCCCGTCGATTGCTGGTGAGAGACGATCTCGTTGTTGGTGTAGGTGTCGGCCGGCGCCGAAAACGACGAGGTCTCACGGCGCAGCTTTTGGCCGCCCGAACCGCTCGCCGCCGTGCCGAGGCCCGACTGCTTCTTGTAGGCGAGAGTTTTGTTGATGCCCTGGGCGACAGCCATCGGGGTTCTCCATAGTCAAGGGACGAGGAAAACCGCCGGGCGGGATGCCTCGGCGGTTGGTTTCTGTCGGCTGTCTGGCCGTCAGGAAGCGGTGAAGGGGATGCGGACGGGCGTGACGAAGAACGAGCCGTCGACCTGGCCGGGAAGAACAGTCGGCGTCCGGTTGACCGTGACCGTCGTGGAGCCGTTGGTGAAGCTCTGGCCACGGGCGAAGGTCACGCGAAGGGCGTCGATCCGCGTCATGGTGTCGTCAAGCGAGCTGTTAACCGGGTAGCAGAGCCCGACCTGAAGGAAGCCGCGCTCCTGCCAGTTCGAGCCGAACTCAGCGTTATCCGGTTCGGCGAAGAGCACGTCGGCTCGCTGATAGGCTTGGCCCACGGTCGGGCTGTACTTCGTGTTGGTGCTAGCGACCGGCAGCGAGGGCGTCATGGCCCCCAGGGCGGCCAGGAGCGCCGCGCGGGCTTCAGATGCGGCCATCCCCTACCCTCCGACGACCCCGAGCCCGTCGCGCGCCTCACGGGCGGCGGTGGACACGATCGAGTTGAACTCCATGGCCGTGATCCCGACCATCCCCAGCGGCGCTTGCTTGGACCATCCCGTTTCGAGGCGGTTCGCATACGGAAGATTGTTCGTGATCCAGATCACCTTGCCGATCCCGGCCGCCGAGACGTTGGGCGTTTCAGGGCGAGGTGCGCGGTTCTCGCTGGTCCAGTTTCCCGACACGACGCCGCGCGCCCTGGCGTTGACGCTGTACTGCCAGTTCCGGCGAAAGGCGCCCGTATCAACGGGGCTCTTGTCGATCAGTCGCGCCCAGAGGTCGAGCGTGACCTTGCGGACCACCAAGTCGGCGTTTTCCTTCGCCTGGCTCGCCCATTCGGCGACGCGAAGCTCAAAGGTCCCGGCCATTATCGGCGAAGCTGCAGGGTGTATAGGACGGCGGTGTCAGCCGGGCTCACGGGCATGACCCGTTTGACCATCCAGACCGTGCCGTCCGCATAGGTGACAGTGTCCGCGTCGGCCTCGGGCTTTTCCACCGCAGCGCCGGCCGTGCTGGTGACGGCCATGTGAAGCTTCACGTCGCCAACCTCGACCACCCGGCCGTCGATCGACTTGTCCTCATAGGCCTCTTCGAGCGCCTTGACGGTCTGAGATCCGCCAGCCGCGCGCGTCAGGGTGACGCTCTTGCCGTACTTCTCCAGAAGATCGGCCGCGCGCGAGGCGAAGCGGCTATAGAGGGCCGTCATCCGCGCGCCAGCCTGATTTGACCGCTGTTGGCGACCATGAACGGGGCCAGCAGGCCCTCAACGCTGCGATAGTTGGTGCCGGCCGTCGTGGCGTCCTGATATTCGATCTCGAGCGGGCCGACCTTCTCGCGCTTCACGGCTTGCGAGCCATCCGCGACCAGATCGCCCGACGCGGCCTTGAGCGCCAGTTCGGCGCAGGCGCGGGCCACGGCGGCCGGAACGCTGTCACTGGCGTAGTAGCTGACACCGCCATAGTCGAACGCGCCCGGCCCGTCCGTCATCGGCACGTCGTAGCGGGGCCAGTCGAGCGCCTGAGTGGACGAGACGCGCACGCCAGCCCAGCGCCCGCGATAGGCCTGGAGCATGTAGTCGGTCGCCTTGCGAAGCAGTTGCTCGCGGACGGTGTCGGAGGCCAGGGCGGCCCATGCGGCGTTGCCGCGCGCGGTGTGATAGGCGCTCGCGTCCGCAACCGAGATGTAGGACTCGGCGTCCGAACGCGCGCTCCCGGTTTCGACAACGAGCGCCATCGCTTAAGCCACCGTCGCCAGCATCGCAGCCAGGTCCTCGACCGTCGCGCCCGCTTCCCATTCCACGCCGGCCTTGGTCAGCTTGTCATGGGCTTCGCGGATCGACAGGCCGCCAAGGGCCTCTTGCGGCTCCTCGCGGCGGCGGTGCTCGATGATGTCGGAAATCCAGCCGTTGGCCTGTTCGGCGCTCGGCTCGCCATCGACCCAGCCCAACTCCTTGGCCAGGGCGACGCGCTGTTTCCAGTGCAGCTCCCTCCAGTCGTCAGGGATGGCCAGCGGAAGGGCCTCGCCCTCGCCCGTACCGGCGAGCGGAGCGCTCAGGGCGACGGCTTCGGATTGGCCACCGGCAGCGGCCTTCCACCCCAGCTTTTCAAAGGCGGCCACGTCGTCAGGCCGAACGTTGGCCTCAAAGCTTTCCGGGAACTCGTTCTCGTCGCGCACCATGCAGACGCGGTCGTCTTGTTCGCTCATGATTTCCCTCTCTGCGAAAACACGAAGGGCCCAGAGCGTTGAAGCTGCCGAGCCCTTCGTGGGTCAGTGGTTGTTGAGGCCGATTAGCCCAGCAGGGTCGCGACGTGCCCGGACTTCACGCCCGCGACACCCCAGGCCAGACCGACCTCGATCTTCACGCGGCGGTACTGGCGGTACATCGCCACTTGGAAGACCAGACCCGAGATCGGGTCCGTCACCAGCATGACGTCGTCGGCGTTGTCGCCGCCTTCCGGCATGGCCGGGACGCGGGCGGCCAGGATCAGCGCATTGGCCGAGAAGCCGATGTTGGGCGTGTAGCTGTTCCCGATGGTGACGGCATCGTTGTTGGCAGCGGCGACCAGAAGGCCCGGGTTGCCGATCACGATGTCGCCGGCCGTGGCGACCAAGCCAGTGTTGACGACGTACTTGTTCGCCGAGTCGCTCGCGTGGGTGACGATGTCGCCAGCCAGGATGCCCGTGGTGTTCACGGTGATCGTGTCCAGCGTCAGGGTCGTTTGACCAACGCCCTCATTGGAGGCGTTGTCGATCAGCGCACCGGTCGCCGCGCCCTTGGTGTGCAGGGTCAGGCCGGCCGAATAGCCCATGGTGAAGCCCTGGAGCTGGCGCATCTGGCGTTGGCGCAGCATGGCGCCGGCGTCGCCAGCCTCGTTGACCTTGAACAGTTCCGAGTGCTTGCCTTCCAGCTTCGCACGGGCGGCCGAGTTCAGGATCATGACGCGACCAGTCGCCGGGGCGCCGTTGTCGTCGAGGATGCGGTTGATTTCGGCCAGGTCCGACAGGTCGCCAGCGGTCGCGAAGGGCGTGGTGCCCGCCGTGCCGTAGGCGCGCGAGGCGCGTTGCTTGGCGATCGTGGCCAGATCGGTTTCCACCGCGTTCGCCAGCGCGCGGAAGGCTTGCTGGAATTGGCCGGCGAGGATGGTGTTGTACTGGCCGAACTGGCTCACCGAGAGCTGCTCTTCGCCGGTCCAGCGGATCGGAGCGACCTTCGACTTGGTGATCGTCACGTCGGCGTAGCCGATGGTCTGATCGCCGCTATCGGCGGGGGTCGCGCCGGGGGTGACGTCTTCCAGGCTGGTGGCCGGGGCGATCGGCGAGCGAACGGTCTGGTTGACCGCGCCGCTTTCCGAACGAGCGTCACGCTGGACGTTCGGGATGAAGCCGATCTGTTCGCGCGAGACGACATCAAGGGCGGTGTAGATGGTCGGGATAAGACCCGTCAGGGTATTGCTCATGTCATTGTTTCCGTGTAAGTTTGCCTAATGGACGATGTGCTTGGGTTTCCAACCCGAACGCCATTTGGCATCCGCCGCATGGCAACAACCCTCGAAGGATCGAAGGCATGACCGTGTGCTCTGTTGAGGGCTGCTTCCGCAGCTCTCTGCACAAGGACAGTGGGAAGCGCGGGATGTGCTCACTGCACTATCAGCGCTTTAGAAAGCATGGGGACGTGACGAAGATCGGTCGCGCCCCCTCTCCAGCCTTGGACTGGATTAAGGACCACGCAAGCCATGCAGGTGACGATTGCCTAGCCTGGCCGTTTCACGTTGGTTCCGATGGATACGGCCGCGTTCATCATCCAAGCGATCAACGGCTGACGACGGCCTCATTCTACATGTGCGAAGTCGTTTATGGTCCGCGACCGACGCCAAAGCACGAGGCCGCACATTCTTGCGGCCGAGGAAATCAGGCCTGCGTCAACCCAAAGCATCTGCGATGGGCCACGCCATCTGAAAACCAGGGTGAACGCGCCGACCACGGGACAAGCAACCGTGGCGCCCAGCAATGGAACGCCCGCCTAACAGACGACGACGTTCGAACAATTAGGCGGCTGAGCGCCACTCAGACCGGAGCCTCTATAGCTAAGCTGTACGGCCTCAATCAGTCTTACGTTAGCCAGATCATAAACCGCAAACGTTGGGGCTGGTTGGACTAGTCGACGACGGTGAACCCGTCAGTCGTGACCTTGCTGCGCTGAGCGTCGGGGCTCAGCTTGTTGAACTCGGCGCGCGAGATGGTCTTGGAACCGCCGCTGCCGCCGCCACCTTGAGGCGCGCCACCGCCGGGCGAGACCGTGCCCTTGAGGATGTGGTCCTTGTAGGGGTCCGCCGAGATGAGGATTTCCAGCGCCTCGTCGAACGAGGCCAGCTCGCCAGGGTTGGCGCGGCTGTAGATCTTCTGGCCGTTGGCGTCGTAGCCGACGAGCCGGTTGTCTTCTTCCTTGAAGGACGAGCCGTAGGTCTTCTGCAGGAACGGAACCGGGATCGCGATCTTGTCGGCGACGAACTTGGAACTGGTAAAGGCGTATTCGCGGCGCAGATCGGACGTCTCGCCCGTCTTGGCGCTCAGCTTGCCCGTCAGCTCGTCGATCTGAGCCTGGAAGCCCTTGGAGATTTCAGCCTTGACCTTCTCGACCTCGCCCGCGTCGATCAGCTTCTTGGCGTCGATGTTGCCGAGCTTGTCGATCGCCTCGCGCGCGGCGGCAGGGTCCAGGCCTTCGAAGACCTTGAGGGCGGCTTCGGCCTTTTCCTTGGCCTGGCGGTGGCCTTGGGCCTCGCCGTTCAGTTGGCTGATCTTGGCGACAGCGCCGGGAGCGTCGAAGGGGACCTCCTTGCCATCGTCGTGGACATAGACGGGCTTGCCGTCCTGAACGACGACGTTGCCGTTCTCGTCAGTCTTGAGCTTCATGGGTACCTCTGGGCTTCCGCCCGGCTGGTGGGCTTCCGCCCGGTGCGCCCCGCCCTTCCTGGCTGCGGGCCAAAAGAAAAGCCGCCCTGGTGAGGAGCGGCTTGGTCAGCGGCCTTGGGGCCGGTGATGGTGTTTCAGGCTACCAGACGACGAATTCGCCGGCCTGCAGGCATGTGACGCAGACGAGTTGGCGCTGGCCTCCGCTGGGCTTTCGGTCCTTGCGGTAGGTCATGCCCAGGCGGACCTCGATGAACGCGAGGCCCGTGCAGCGGTGACAGCGGACTTGGTTCGGCGGGCCAGCCTGAGAGCGCAGGCGCTTAAGCACCCGCTCCTTCGGAGTGTCAGGCGCCGGCGCTCCGTCGATGACGACGAACTTCCGATCGGGCGGCTTGTCCATTCTGAGCCATTATAGCCCAGCCCGCTTGAAGGTCTCCGCATATTTCGCGCGAAGCTGTTCAATCGTCAGATAGGCGCCCCGATCGCTGTAAAGCTCATCGACCGGTAGCTTGCCGTCGCGGACCAGCGCGGCGCGGGTCACGCCCAGGATCTCCTCTTGCCTGGCGCGCGACTGGCGTTGAAGCCACTTCGAATAGGTCAGATCGGCCGACACTTGCCCATCCATAGATGCGCGGGTCGAAGGCGCCAGCTCGTCCATGTCGATCCCAAGCTCGCGCCACGACTTCGTCACGGGCGCCTGGGTAGAGCGGCAACAGAAGTGCAGGCGGCCGGGTCCTTGAAGCCAGGGGACCTTGTGGCCGATCGGCTTGTGATCCTCTGGGGTGTAGGTCTTGCCGTCGCGGACCCGACAAAGCTCCGAGGTGCGGCTATCGAGGGTCGAGACCCAGCGCACCGCCTTGATCAGGTCCCCGTTGGCCTCCAGCGCCTTTTCGCGGGCCATCTCAGCGGTATGCGACAGCGCCGTGCGAACCACGCTCTCGACCTCGCGCCGACTGCGGTCGATCACCCCGTCGCGGTAGCCCTTGGCCTTGGTCCCCATGACCTTGCGGACGATCTGGTCCGTGGTCTGGCCTTGGACGTAGCCTTGGCGGATGGTCTCGCGCACCTTGGCCGCGCGGGACGCCTCCAGCGATTTGGTCCAGTCGCGAAGGAGGCCGCCTTGAAAGGGCCTGGCCATCGCGGCGGCGTAAGCCTGCTCTGGCGTGACCCGCTGGAATTGGATCAACGCCTGGGCGTCGGCCGGGTAAGCCTGTTGCAGCGACGCCACCTGAAACGCGGCCTCGAAGTCGGAAAGGTCGCGCATCTCGCCCTGAAGCGCCGCCTCAACCTGCATCATCGCCGAGAGGTTCAACTGGCGAACCGAGCCCAGCAATTCCTCTAGGCGCTGGACCGTGAAGCTATCAGCCGGGAGGCGAAGCAGGGCCTCGACGATCGCGGCCTGCAGTTCGGAGTCGGTCCTGTTCAGCAGCGCCACGACGCGGCGAACCGCGCCATTGGAAAACCGGTGGAGGTCAATCGCGTGGTCAACCGCCTCGTCGATCAGCTTCTCGTTGACGGTGGCCATGGCTTACGCCGCCTGGACTTGCGGGTCCTGCTGCGGAGGGGCGGCCGGTTCCGTCATGGTGCCCAGCGAAGGCCCCTCTTCGGCGATCTTCACCGCCTCAAGCTCCGCTGTGATCTCCGGCGTGAGTTGGCCGCGACGCTTCAGCTCGTTGATCGCCGTCTCACGCGAGATCAGGGCGCCTTGCCACCACTCGAAGACAAGAGCGGCCGACGCGCTGTCCAGCGAGCCGGAGCCGAAGTCCTTGAACAGCGTGACGTTGCCGCCCGTGGGCAGCTTGGCGACCTGGGCCATGATCGCGAGCGCTTGGTCAAGGGCGTCTTCGAACGTCTCGGCCATGCGCTGCAGGTCGCACTTGTTGGCCTCGGCGTCGTTGTTGCTCTCCGTCGCCGTGCGCGTGCCGGGCTTCTTGACCAGCAGTTCCGCGCCGGCCTGGATCATCTGGCTTTCGAGGGCTTCGAGGGCGCTCTGACCCGCACCAATCGCCGCGCCGGTGTGCTCGACATACTTGATGTCCGCGCCCTTGGGCAGTTGGACCGCCGACGAGGCCCCGATCGTCAGTTGGAAGGGGACCGGCTTGCCAGATGCGTCCGTGTTCCCGTTGTCCGCCCCGATCACCGCCAGGACCGGAACCCGGGCGACGTGGAGGATCGTGTCTTGGTCGCTCTGGCTCTGCCAGTGCTTGACGTTGAGGTAAGCCAGGTCCTCCAGCGGAGGCTCGCCGTCCATGAAGCCCTCGCGAAGGCCATAGATCGGCACGACGCCCAAGCCGGGGATTTCGCGCGGTCCCTGCTCGTGAAGGGTCCACTCTTCCTTGGCCGTCTCGGAGACCTTGGTCTTGCGGTAGGTCGCCCAGCGGCCCGCCGTCAGGACGCGGATCTGCTCGACTTCCTTGGCCCCAAACTCGCCATCGGGCTCGGAGACCTTCTCGGAGTAGCGGAACATGGTGATGACGGGGCGTCCGGCCTGCATCTCGACGCGCCAGCCGCGAAGCTGGTCGTGCTTGATGCGGACCAGGTAGGGGCGAAGGCCGGCGGCGTCCTGTTGCGCCTTGGTCATCACCGCGCCAGGGGCAACCGAGACGCGGGGCACGTCCACCAGGATCGCGGCCAGGCCGAAGAACGACTCCTCGAACATCTCCGAGGCGAAGGCGTGGAGGTTCACGCCCTCAAGGTCGATGTCGTCGCACCAATCGCGAAGCTGAGGCGGGACGTTTTCGCTCAACGTGATCGGCTTGGAGAACGGCTTGCCCGCCATGACCCGAACCGTCCGACGATAGGCCGGGAACAGCGTCGCGGTGTCGATCCGCGCCTTGTGAGCCTTCACGTCCTCATTGGGGAAGCGCGGCATGAGCTTCTCGCCCGCCTTACGCATCTTGCGCGTGCCGCCCATGAGGGCGCCGAGCATTTCCCAGGTCTCGCGCATTTCCGCCACTTCTGGGCAGTCGTCGGCAACGTTCGACATCTGCTCTCCCTAGAGACGAAGGGTGGAAACGGCCGATACGCGCTGGGCGACCGGGTAGCGGTAGGCGATGAAGTAGCCCAGAGCGTCGAGAAGGTGGTCGAGGCCCGCCGTCTTGTCGGGCTCGCCGTTCTTGTCGTAGGCCTGCTTTTCCAGCCCCTCGACGAGGCCGGGACAGCGTTCCCCATTCACCAGAAGCTTGCGCTCGCCGGCCGAATGAAGCGCCTGTTGCACCGACAGGACCCGATCCTTGACCGCAGGGTTCGACGGGTTGTTCAGGACCGTGAAGCCCGCCGCCTCCAGCAAGGAGATGTCCGACAGCGAGGCGTTGTTGCTTTTGCGATTGCCGCCCGAGGCGTCGGGATAGACAAAGATCGAATGGCCAGGGTAGCGCGCCTTGATAGCGGCGATCATGGCTGGCGTGTCCAAGAGCTTCGACAGCTCCGCGACCGCCCGGGGCTTCCAATCCCTCACGACGCAGACAACCGCCGCCATCTGGCCAACGTTGAAGTCCATGCCGATGTGCAGCGCGTCGTCGGGCTTCACCATGTCGCTGGTCGCGTTCAGCGCCCGGTCAAACTCGGTGTAGACGCTTCCCGAGGTCAGGTTGACGAACTCGCCGTCGAGATAGGCGGCCAGGAGGTTGGTCGGGTAGCTGGCCTGCAAGCTCTCGATGTAGCCGACCGGAAGGTGTTTTGCGTTGCTCTGGGTCGTGGCCTTGATCAGCCGATAGCCTGGCGCCGCGTTCTTCTTCCACCGATCGTACACGAAACGGAAGCCTTCGGGCGTCGTCACCACGCCAACCGTGTTCAGCGAACCGTCAGGCTTCTTTTGCCGGTTGCGGCCGATGATCTTGTTCCAGACCTCGCGCGCCTTCTCGGTCGGCAGCGTGTCCAGCTCGTCGGCGATGCTGTCGGCAACCTCATACGCGACGATGCGCGCCGGGTTGTCCATCGTGCGAAAGATGATCTGCCCGCATCGCTCAATCTCGATCAGAGCCTCGTTCTTGTTGGTCTTGAACGGGAGCCTGACGTTCTCCAGCGTCTCCTCAAAGCGAGGGATGCCGGTTCGCGCGACAAGGTCATAGGTCGGCAGGTAGTACGCGACGTTCTGCTTCGGGTAGGCCAGCTTCTTGGTCAGAAGGCGCCAGATCCCGGCGTGCGTCTTCCCAGCGCCAAAGCCCGCGATGAGGGCCGGGAACTGCTCGCCAGCCTCGACAAAGTCGAACTGCGGCCCGCTTAGCTCAACCCTCATCCCGAACGATCTGGATTACAGGCGGCGTGAACGAGATGTTAGCGTCCAGGTCCACGCCCTGCTTCGCCTTGCCAAAGCCACGGTCGAACAGCTCTTTGATCGCGGCGACACGGGCGGCTTCGCTTTCGGCGCCAGTCGCGAGCCGTGCAAGCTCCTTCATGGCGTCTTCGGCGTGCTTCATGGCCAAAGCCTTGATGTCGGCCGTGGCCTTGTTGGGCGTACCCTTCTGCCGGCCGCCGGTTTTCCGGCCTGCGGCCATGACGAACCTCGTCTGTTTCTGTCTAGTTTAGAACCACTCTCACCTCCCCCGCTCTGGCCTTCGCCGTAGCTCCGAACACATGCGGGGTGGGTGGGGTTGGTTACTCCGCCGCTTCCGTGAGCGCGTGGCCCAGGACAACGGACGCGATGGCGATTTGGCCAGCGGCGCGACCCTCGCAGGCTTCTCGCACCAGCCAGGACGGCAGGACGTTTGCCTCAGCGTCACTCAGCACGAACACGAGGCTTTGCGGGGCATGGCCGAACTTCTCGACAAACCCCTCGATGTTGGCGGCGAGGACCCGCTGAAACTCAGCGCTCGCATCTGCATCGACAGCCTTGCCGCCAAGGCGAACCACGTTCCCGTCCATCTACCGCGCCTCCTTGGTCTTGACGCGCTTGGCGTTGCGGGCCTTCAGCTCGTCGGGCGCGCAGAGGTCTAGCCAGGCCTGATAGAGGCTCTGGAAGATCGACTGCATAGCGTAGGCCTCGAACTCTTTGGACGGCTCGTCTTCGGCCATGTTCTTTCGGACGGCCTGCCAGACGTGGGTCGCTTCATGGCAGAGAAGGCCGGCGATCTCGACGCGGGTCACTTCCCGGCGGCCGACGTTGAGCGTCACGATGAGCGACAGGCCCTCAGACTTGTCGTCGAAGCTGGTCACGCATCCGGCGTGCTTGGGATAGGGGCAATCCTTGACGCCCATCCGCTTCATTTCGCGGCGCCAGGCCTTGGCCGATGGGCAGAAGCCGATATGGGCCGGTTGCCAGCCTCGGTCTATCCATCGGACGTGGTCGGCGTCGCTGGAGCGCTTCACAGAACCCCCAGGGCTCGCTTGGTCGCGGCGATCGCCACGGCGCCAACGATGCAGCAGATGGCCATGAGGATCAGGAAGCCGACGAGGACGCAGATGGCGAGGGCCTTCATCTCAGCGGAGGCCGGCGAGGTGGTTCAGCATCATGAGCGCCGCCACGATGGTGACGACGGATGCGATATGGACCGGAGAGCGCTTGAACATGCCGTTCTCCTATGGGTTCGCGTCCCGGCCCGCCCTTGGTCAAGGCCTCGCTATGAGATGTGACGGCGGACGCGATGGGGTTGCCGTTGGTCCCGGGGCTTATTGGGCAACCGGGCGGGCCAGGGCTGGTTCGCCCTGACAAAGCGCAATCACTCCCGGCGAGTGTTCGAAGTCGTCCGGGGTAAGAGGCGCAGACGGCGATGGGTTTCCCCGCCCCTGTGATCACTGAGGGGGCTCGTCTCACCGGAACACTTGAGATGAGCGGGGAAGCGGGGGTTGGCCAGGGGCCAGAAACTCGAAAGCCCCGAACGTTTCCGCCGGGGCCTTGGCGCTAAGCGCCGATCATTCATTTCGCTAGCTTTTGCGCTGTTCGCGATATTCGTCAAGGGGTGGTGCGCGACCAGATCGCCGCACACCACATCTTACCTACGTAACCGGTACGCTCTTGCGGCGCACCTTGACCACCTCCAATACGGGCTCGCCGGTCGGGCTGACGTACTGGATAGTCTCTCGCACCTTAGGGCCTGGAATGGGTGTGATCTCTCCATCCCGCACGGGCGCCGGCTCGATCGTGTCGACTCGGAGAGCCGCGCGGACCTGCTCACACGCCTGGACGAGGAGGTCATAGCGCTCGTTCCACCTCTCGTCGCGGCAGCGCTCCAACTTAACTTTCTCTTCGTGGGTAGGCTCGCGCTTTTCGGCCTTGATCCGGCGCTCAATCGATCGGGCCGCGACGCGCTGGTTGATCCATTGCGGCCAGTCCTGACCCACCGTGACTGCATACAGTTCGCGGCGTGCGACAGGATCGAGGCCGTCGTTGATCTTTTTCCAAAGCCTCATCGCCCGTTCGTTGTCATCGTCGGTCGCAGGGCCGCCGCGCGAAAGCGCCGAGTCCCAGACCTTGGCCACCTCGGACGCCGGCATGTCGCGGAACTCAATGCCGCGCGCGTCGACGGCGCTGGATGGCGTCGAAAGGTCCATGGCGCGTGGAAGGCCGGGGCCGGCCTTTGAGACCTGAATGGCTAGCCCCTCGAACAAGCACGCCGCGCGATGGTGCTCGGGCTTAAGCCAGCCATTCGCCAAGGCCGCGTCGATGGGGCAGCTCGCCTTGGTGATGTCTTCGCAGATTTCAGCGCGGCGGCGCAGGACGATCTTGTTCTTGACGGCCGGTGGCTTCAGGCGACCGTTTGGGTACCGGGCGCCATCCTTGCGCGGACGACCACGACGGGATTTCTTGTGCTTACTCATGCGGAGGCCTCGGCTAGGTCTGAAAGCATCTGGAAACGGTGCGCGGCGGGGGCGGTCGGCGCGCGGTAGGCTATGCGGCGCTCGCCCCGGCAAGAGGGCGGGACCTTGGAGGGGTGAAGCTCCTCGAAGCGGCGCAGGCCGTAATGGATGGTGGTGTGGTCCAGGCCGCCGAACCAGTTCCCGATCTGCTTAAGGCTCGGCTTTACACCCGATGCCTGCGCCTCGTTGCGGATGCGGTAGAAGGCTTCGAACCGCACGTGGGAGACCCGGTGGGTGTGGTTCTCGGTGCAAAGCAGTTCCAAGACGCCGACCTTGTGGAACTCCGACACCTCGCGGATGATGCTGGCGATGCGCGGGGGGATATCGCGGATGCTGGGGGCGCTCATGCCGTCACCGCCTGGGCTTGCTTGGCCCTGAACGCAGCCAGGCGCTCGGAAAGCTCATCGTCACGGTCACGACCGGCGTTCGACGTGCGCGGCGCCATGTCCTCCAGTTCAGCCATCCGGCGGCAAAGCAGGGGCCAGGTTGCGAAGGCGTCCGTCATGCAGGCTAGGGCCTGGGCTTGGTCAGCCCTTGGCGTGGTGGCCTTCAAGAGGCTTGCGGCCATGTTTTGCGCCAAGAAGGCGCACGTCGTAGCGGCGTCGCGGATCTGGTCGGCGCTCATGCACAAAGCCCCTGTTTGGCAGCAGCCACCACGGTCACGTTGTGCTTTTCGAGCCACTTCCGCAGCTCGCGACGCAGTTCATCGGCCGCAAAGCCGGTGCGCGCGATAAGGGTCCGGTTGAGCGCATCCCACCGGCAATGGTCGATGTACTTGATCGCGAAGGGCTCGCCCGCGAACTTGGCGGCAGAGGCTCGAAGCTCGGGAGGCCCGTCAAACTCAGACGCGACCTTTGGGCTTGTCGGGAAGGTTGAGATGGTTGCGGTCTTAGGCGCGCGGGCTATCGCGACGATGACCCAATTACGCCAAGCCATGCCCCAATCCCGGCAGCGGCGATCGTTCTGGCCAGCGTGCGCGGTGAACTTCTCAGCCTCTAGGCGGGCGTCGATGTTGCGGCCCTCGGAGCGGATCTTCGCCTGGGCTTCGGCAATGGCCTTGTCGTCTGGATAGCCGGGAGGAATAGCCGTCTCAGGCTTGCGGCGCGAGACCTTCCCGCGCACTGGCTCAAGAAGCCCCTCCCCCGCCTCATGCGCTTTGATGGCGGCTAAAATCGTCTGGCGATCAGCCCCGGCGTCGAAAAGCGCCTCAACCACTGACGAGAGCGTCATGCGGCCTCCCGCAGTTCAGCAGGACCGCAGCCGATCGCGCCGATGCGCTGCAAGCCGTTCTTGATGGTTGAGAAGTCACGTCCACCAAACCAGCGGCCGATCTGGTGATAGGAGGGGGGAGCACCCGAGATTACGATCCGCTCACGGATGCGCGCCCATGCGTCGTAGCGGGCATGGCAAAGCGCCTTGCGAGACAGATGGCCAACAAGGTCCTCTGGCGTGAAGCCGTGTTCTTCGGCGACCTCTTGGATGATCTCGCGGACACGGGGCGGGATGCCAGACATGGAGGTCATGCGGCCTCACCTCCACCGAAGAGGCTTTCCTGAACAGGCTTGTTAGCTGGCTCGTCGGCGAAAAGGCGGGGCTGCTTGTAGGCCTCTTCGATACGGCGGCAGGCGATGTCGAAGTAAGACGGCTCGCGCTCGATGCCGATGAAGGATCGGCCCAGGTTGACGCAGGCCACGCCGGTAGTGCCAGAGCCCATGAAGGGGTCTAGGATTGTGTGAGCATCAGGCACGAAGCCGAGGCACCACTGCATAAGGTGCAAGGGCTTTTGGGTGGGGTGTCCATTTCCACAAGCAACCCGCTCAAGGCCCGTCGCACTGATCGAATAGCGGTAATATCCGCTGTTGCGGTTGATATTGGTCCACGCCAGCTCAACCGGCGAAAGACTTGGCGCAATGTCGGGCTTATGCCAAACCAACCAGCAACGGGAGGCAGGCAAGCCAAAGTAGTTTCCACCCCAAACAATTGATTGTTGGGCGGCGGCGACAAAAGGCTTCACATCCGGCGCCACCTTGTCCCAATCATTCTGTCGATACTTAGTCGCGGCGGGTCGGTTTTTGCCGACAACGGGGGCAGAAGAATAGCCGATGCCATACGGCGGGTCCGTCACAACCGCGTCCACCTTGCCAAGCGTCGGCAGGATGTCCCGGCAGTCGCCAAGCAGAAGGGTGCAATCCCCGATGATCTCTTTGCGGGTGTAGGTCATGCGCCCTCCTCGCTAAACAGGGCCTCAGCGGCTTTACGGGCAGACGTGCGCCCGCCCTTGATGTCGGCGTTGAGGGTGTTGGACAGCTCGCCCAGGAAGCTGGCGACGCCGGGTCCGTCCTCCAGTGCCTTCAGGCGCGAGGCGAACTCACGGATGACGGACTTGGCCGCGTCGGGCTGGAGGTGGACCGCATAGCCGTTCAGCACCCCATCGGCCGTTGACTTGGCCTTGGCGGCGAAGTGCTCCCGGCGCGCACGCTCGCGTTCGGCCGTGACGCCGCGCGACTTGGCCTTGTCGATCTTGGCGAGCTGCTGGTCTTCGATGCGAGAGGCTCGGGCTGTCATGCCTTGCGAGCCCCCTTGATGACTTCAAGGGCTTCAGCGGCCTTGAGGCCATGCGAGCGGATCAAAGCCTTGTAAGCAAGGCGCTCCTCTTCTGTGATCCCGACGCGCTCACAAAACGCCTTGAGCTGGATTTGCCGCATGTGCTGCCGCCCCTCCTCGCTCATCGGCGGCTTGCGGTGGCGCCCACGCATATCCAGGCGCTTGCGGATGGACATGCGGCTGAAATGCTGGGCAAGCACCCACGCGGCGGTTTCAGGCGACACGGCGCGGAAGTTGTCGCCCTGCATCACGGCGCCACCTCTTCGAGGTAGTCGCGGCCGGCGTCCGTGATGGTGACGAGGCCGTTGTAGCCGCCGCCGTCCTTGCTCGCGCGGGACTTCTCGACAAGGCCGTTGGCGTCCATGCCGAGCACTTGCTTTTCGACCGCATCAACCGGGAGGTCGGTGATTTCCCAGAGGCGGCCAAGGAACTGACTGCCGCCGCTCTCCACCAACGTCCGAAGGATCATCTGGCGGATGCCCTCGTTGCGCTCTTCGAGCACCTGGGTTCGGCTTTTCGGGAGCGCCAGCCGTTCGCGCTTGGCCTCCAGCTTAGCCAGACGCTCGCGAGCCAGGGCGCGTCGCACGGCCATATCGCCAGGGCCATCGTTGGGCCGAACCACGACCTTGCGGTCCCGGCGCCGGTCAACGTCCGTCATGCGGAACATCGGGCGGTAGGTGTCGCGCTCCACGGCGCGGGCGGTCACGTCGATGACGATGGTCATGCGGCCTCCAACGGGATCACGGTCACGCGGACCATGGGATTTGCGGGATAGACGGGCGCGGTGCAGGGCGAGGACCACTCGACGGTCATCCCCTCGTTCCACCGGTCGTCGGTGATGACCTCGGCCTTCTTGAGGAGGTCGAGAAGCGCCTTGATCCTGCCGTCCAGATCGGCGCGGTTGCCCTTGTCGGGACGGTCGAAGATCAGACCCAGGCGGAACCAGTGAGGCGCGACGCGCTTGGCCGCGCGCGGGACCAGCCAGCCCGCCGCTTTCTGCCACGCCCGGTATTCCGACGAGGTGACGCGCTTTGGCCCCTTCGCCGTCATGACGGTCGGATAGAGGTTGTTCACGCTCGGAGGCATGGGGAGCGAGAAGGTGATGCGACCCAGCGTCACGACGCCGCCTCCCGCTTCCAGCGCCGGACGGTCGCGTCGTGAACGCCGAACTCGTATGCAGCTCGCTTAACACCGATCAAGCGCGCCGCTTTCAACGCGGCGTGTCGGATGTGGTCAGGCGCTCCCCGCGTCTCAAAGCCTCTTCGCGCGCCGCGCTTTTCGCAGAGACCGGCTCGGCTCCAAACGCCAATGACGGCGTTGCGCGTGCATCCGACAAGTTTCGCGATTTGAGCCGCGCTCATCGTGCCGCGAAGTTCGCAGATGCGCTTGTTGCGCTCGGTCTGTTCACGCATCACGCCACCCCCGGCGGTAGCGGCTTGCCGGTCGCAGCAGCCAGGCCCCGAAGGGTCGCGGCCTTGACCGCCTTCCGAGCGGCCTTGCAACCGGGAAGGCTCGTCGCGGCGAGCGCACGGATGCGGGCGAACTCGTCGGGCGCGGCCGGCGCCGCCTTGCGCGACAGGTCGATCGTCGCAAAGGACCAGGGCCAGCGCAGTTCGGCGCTAAAGCCCTTCATCCATGCGATGAAGCCGCCGTCCAATCCTGAGACGGAAGCCTTGGGGTGTTGGGCGGCGGCCATGGGTTAGATCTCGCCGATGGCCGACAGATAGAGGTCCATGATGGCGTCCTCTTCCTGGCGCTTGGCGCGGTCCTGCTTTCGGATGCGGACCACCTTCTTGAGCACCTTCGCGTCGAAGCCGTTGCCCTTGGCTTCGGCGTAGACCTCCTTGATCTGCTCCATGATCTCGGCCTTCTCGACCTCCAGGCGCTCGATCCGGTCAATGACCGACTTGAGTTGCGCTTGGGCGGTCTGGCCAAGAACGTCGGTGTGGGGAATGGCGTCGCTCATCGCGAGTACACCACGCGGCATTCGCCTTCGAGCGAGGTCAGACGACCGTTGGCCGCGTCGACGAAGCTGATCCGGCCACCCTCGTCGTAGATCACTTTGCCGGTCGAGAGACCGTTGAAGGTGAGCGTGCCGTATGCGTAGCAGGTGACGGCGGCAGGCTTGTCGCTGTAAAGCGCATCGCGGCTCGCCTTATAGGAGTCGGTGGCGTAATAGCCATCGCAGGCCGCAAGAGACGCAGCAACAGCGGCAAGCGCGGCAATGGGGAAGAACTTAGACTTGGCCATTATCGGCCCCCTCTGCATATGCGCCGGACGTGATGGCCCCGGCGCTTGGCCAGGACCGTCAGCGCAAAGAGCGGACGGCGAAGATGATCAGAGCCCAGAGGCCAGCCGACAGAAGAGCGGCGATGGTCAGGCCATGGAGAATGGAGAGCTTGCCAGAGCGTCCGGGAGGCGAGCCGATCGGCTTCCCGGGCCTAACGGTGTTGCGGATGGCGGCGCTCATTGCAGCCGCTCCCAAATCCAAAGGACGCAGAGCGAAACCAAGATGGCGTCACCAAGCCACGGCTTGCTTTCGCGGTGATGGCGCAGAACGCGGCTGAACCACATCAGCGCACAGACAACGCAGCCGAGGATGTAGAGCTGATCAGCCTCGCTCATCACCCCACCGCCTTCGGCAGGGCGCGGCCGCAATCCATGATCTCGACCAGGGCGGTGGCGAACTTGTCGTTCAGCGAGCGGGCCTTCAGCGGCGTGATGTTCTCGCCGGCCTGACGGGCCTCGCTCTGAAACAGAGCAGCCGCTTCCGTCGCTTCGGACGTTTCAGTCGCCAGAGACCCAGGCGCAGGCTCGTCGCCGTCCAGCAGCAGGGCGGCGAAAGCGGCGCGCTCGCTCGCGTTGGCGACAAGGCGGATGCGGTGGAAGCCGATCGTCGTATCGGGGTGATCGTCGGAGCAGTATTGCGACCACACGCCCGGCGAGACATTGGCCGCGAAGGCGGCGGCCTTGCCCGAACCGTAGCGGGCTTCGATCCGGCGACAGAGCGCCTTGATTAGCATGGTCTGAGCCAAATTTAGGCCTCCTCAATTTGGGTGCGCTTGATCGCCGCAGAGCGCATGTTCCCCGTCGTCAGGCAGGCGGGCTTGACGGTTGAGGGCGCGTCATGGGGATGTTCGAAGACGGCGCCGGGGGTCAAAGCCCCTGGGCGCTCGCAATTCAGTTCGCGATCGCCGCAGGGCGAAACCGCGCGAAGGCAAGGGAGCTTGGCGGCTCGCCGGGCCTGATCAAGGTGGCCGACCGGGCCAGCGTCAACGTGCGGATCGCGCTGGGCGAAGGCATGGCCGACCTTCTGATAGGTGGGGGGCGCCAGGACGCGGGAGAACGTCCCGGCGCCGATCGCGACGCGCTCGGAGGGGGAGGATGAGCGGTCTAGCGATAGACCGGCGCGCGCACGCCCTTCGTTACGCACGCGCGCCGCAGCAGGACCCGCACCGGGGGGAAGGTGCTGGTGGGTCCTGCCGATCTGAATGTGTTGAGCGCCGCCGATCACGGTTCGCACCCCAAGCCGGGGACATTAACCACGCGGTTTGTGTGGTCATGGTTGAAAGCGCTACCAAGCGCGACCTTGAGGGACTCGATTTCGACCGTCCCGGCGCCGTATCGGGCGCGCATGACCGAACCCGAGATTTCCGCACCCACCGCCATATGGCTCGGAGCCATCCGACAAGCCGCGCTACTGGAGTACCTGGGGATCGACACGCCAGAGGCCCGCGACCACTTCGCCGGGTGCCTCTTGCGCGCCGCGACCACGATCAGGGACCGCGACGGGGCCGACCCGGCGACCGAGGCCGCATACGCAATCGTTCGCGAAGAGGCTTGCCAGCTCATGACCTCACGAGAGGCTTGACGGCGCCCGACCTTGCCCCCGTAAATGCGCTTAAGGTTGTGCGTTTGGGGATTACCAGTGACCTTTGTGTACGACGTGCCGCGCATGATCGAGGCAGGGCGGAAGGCGGCGGCGGAGTGCTCGCAACCGTTAACGCCACGTCCGTTTGTGGCGCAGGAAACGGCAACGTTCGCGGCCATGCCGCAACGCGCCGAAGTGCTTCCCTTCCCGTCCGAAAGATCAGATGCGCCGGCCGTGCGCTTGGCCCTGGCGTCGATCCTGGCCACCGGGAAACCAACGCAGCTCGAAGTGGCCCGGTGCAGCGTCAACATGCGGCGCGCGGTGGCGGGCCTGAAGGCGCTCAAGCCTCGCGAGGGCGCTCCCTCCCCGATCAAGGCGATCGAGGAGCTGCAGCGCGCCTGTTCAGCTTGTGCAGCCTGCCGGGGCATTTAGGCCGCCTTGGCCAAGACGCGCTCAACGGCGCGAATGTCACGGTCGGAGGCATTGACGAGCGGACCAACCTTGACGCCAGTGCGCTGCCAGATTTTCAGCGCCGTCTCAGGCGATGTCGGGCAACCGCGCTCAATGCGCGAGAGCTGGCTTTTCGTCAGACCGAAATCAGCGGCGAGAGCTTCCAGTGAAAGGTCTCGACCAGTCCGGTAAGTGCGAAGCGGGTGTTCCATACCGCTTGTTGTACCCGACACAACATTGCATGGCAAGCAACGTTGTACCCGGCGACGTCGGAAAAATTTGTCGCGCACTGCACAATAGCGGGATGATCAAGGAACGCATCATTCCCCAGCGGGCGCGCACCTACCTCAAGGAGTGGCGCAGGCACCGGGACATGAGCCTAGACAAGGTGATTGATCGCCTTGAGCTGGAAGTCGGCTTTCCCTTCTCGAAGGGTCAGCTCTCGCGGGTTGAGCGCGGCGAGCAGCCTTACAACCAGGATCTCTTGGAGGCCCTGGCGAAAGTGTACGGTTGTGACAGCGGCGATTTGATCAAGCGCGACCCGGCAGATCCGGAGCTGATCTGGGATCTCTACGACAAGATGACCGCGACGCAGCGCGTACAGGCCGCCGAAGTGATCAAGGCCTTGATGAAGGTCAGCTAGGCGGTTGCATGTATGTGTTGACGCCGCTTAAGGTAGCGCGCCGCCGCGTTGGCGGTTGGGAGGGCTTTCCATGAAAATCGTACTGGTGGCCGCGTGCTGCCTTATGCTTGGCGCGTGCGCGACCGTGACGCGCGGATCTTCGGACGCTTGGCAGATCGACAGCGACCCGCAGGGCGCCAAGGTCGAGACGACCAACGGCCATTTCTGCAATGCCACGCCGTGCGCCATCAAGATGAAGCGCAACAGCGAGTTTACCGCGACCGTGACCAAGAAGGGCTACAAGCCCGGCACGGTGCAGGTCACGAACAAGATCGCGGGCCAGGGTGGCGCGGCGCTGGCCGGTAACGTGCTCGTCGGCGGCGTGATCGGGCTTGGCGTCGACTCCATCACGGGCGCGTCCAAGGACCTCGTTCCGAACCCGGCTTTCGTGAAGCTGGAGCCGGAAGAGGCCCCCAAGTAGAACTGGCGGGAGGGCCTAGCGCCCTCCCCTTACCCCTGGAGGGGTGAATGACTGACCAAGAACGGATTGCACGGCTGGAGCGGGAAGTTGAAAGCCAGCTCGGCATCATTGCGGGATTGACCAGTGTCGTCACTGCGCTGGTCAGGTCTCACCAGGACGCCGACCGTTTAAAGGGCGAGGCGACCAAGGCAATCGAGCTTATGGACGTGGGCTCGATTGGAAAGACCATGACCGAAAAGCAGCGGCGAATTGCTAGGGAGTTTGCTGAGCAGGCCCTTCGGACGGACCCGACCCGTTAGACCTGGCGTCCAGCCGATCGCCAAAATCCGGCAACGCGGCGACGAAGGCTTCGGCTCGGCTTTCGAAGTTTGCAAAGTCATGACGGTCCGGCGGCTTAACATCAGATCTCCGAGCGCGCTCCAGTTGCTCTTTTACCCGCCGCTTAAAACCAAACATCTCGACCTCCTGTTTATCCTCTGTCTGAGGATCTGGGTTGTTTCTCTAGCTTCTGACCATTGGTGAAGCTGAGGTTTCGGGCATAGGACCACTCCCGAGCGGCCCGGGCCTAACTCGGGGCGGTCCTACTCGGGGCTTTCTGACCACTGGAGCCAGCTTCGGCCTGCGAGCCCTTGCCTGCCGATGCGGCGACAAGGTTGGGGGCTGCGTTCAGCGCTGCATCGCACTGGCGACCGGGGCTCCCCCTTTCGGACTCCCCTTTGGCTTTGGCCGCATCCAACAGTAGCCATGTCCCCCGCGCCGCTGCCGTTATCCAACCAGGCCATCAGGGTAAGCGGCGATATAGAGAAGATTGATTGAAGACGCATTTGACATAGGGTAGAACCTATATCGTTGTTTCTTCACAACCGGGCTCGGTCTCGCCGCGAAACGATAGAGCCTGTTAGGCCGCCGTTCTGATCCTCCTGGGGTTGGTCGGCGGCCTTTTTCGTTCTCCCCCTACATGCCCGATTTCGTTTGTTGCGCCAAGCACAACTTTTCTGTTGCGGCCCGCGTTGTACCTGATACAACAGTTACATCGAACGGGAGACGCCACATGGCCTCGCAAGAACAACTCGCCGCCGCCCTCGCGAACCTGGACAGCGCGTTTGCTGGCCGCGCGATCACGGCGCCGAAGGCTTACGCCGCGCA